TCAATTTGTGTGTATATATCATCGATTTGATTTGTTACTCGTAACGCTAGATCTTTATCAACCTCTGCTGATATAAGCTCCGACGTTTGATAGCGTAGTGCATTTTTAATATATTGTTTGGCTTCATTTTCACCAGCAACAGCTTCACTTTGTGCTTTTTCAGTAAATCGCAACAAGTCTGCTTGTGTTAAATAATCGCTTTTACTAAGCACTGTTTGTAAATCTAAATTATCAAAAGCATCTAACTCATTAAGAGCATTAATAACATCCCTATCAGATGCTTGTCTTTTCTCTGGCGGCTCTTGGTCAAACTTATCCATTTGTTGACGCATTTCAAAAGTAAGCTCATTTACACTAGCCAAATGATTTTTAATAGCTTCAGCCATTCGATAACCTGGTGCTACTGTTCTTTCACCTTGAGCGTCTATTACCTTTCGCGTTCCTACTATTTTAATATTAGGAAACATTTGTGTTAATTCATTAACATTGAACTCTTGGCTTTTATTACCGTTGCTTTTGTAATAATAATATCTGTTGTAGGATGCATTTACGTTATCATTAAATTGATTTTCTGCATCTGTCTGTAATTCATCAAATCTTTTTTTCACGGTAGCTGCTTCGTTTATTGTTTCCAATATAACGTCATTAACTTCATCCATTGGCACGGCTTGCATTAAGTTTAACACATGTTCTGGTACACCAGGTGCTTTATCTGCCACGACTGTTTGAAACTCTTCTAATGTCATCTCACCAGCCTCAACAGCTTCAAATCCGTTTTGAACAATTCGCAGTGCTAATGCGTTGCGCAAGTCAGAGCCAGCGAATGCTGGTATCGCTTTTTTCAATGCTCCGCTTAAAACTTCTGGTGTAACATTTCCTCGCAGAACTTCTGGTATCATTTCTTTTTCACCAGCTTTATCAAAAATGTTTTGTAAGCCAGCTGTTGCAAAAAGTGTATCATCAAGCGTGTAATCTAAATACGGATCACCAAGCAAAATTTCTTGTTGTTCTTTTAATGATTTCAATGACGCTTCTACACGCTTTTCTATTTTTTCGTCTATGCGTCCTTTCAGTCTAAACCGTTCTGCAAGTTCAAAAGAATTAAATGCTTGTTTAAAATCTTCTTGTGCGTATTTATCTTTGCCAACAGCTTCTAAGCTATCTTCAAATATCTTTTTAACAGTTGTGTCATACTTTTTTTCGCCATCAAAAATATTGTAAATATCGTCATCATTACCGAAAGCAAATGACGCTTGTAATAATTTTTCTTTCGCACCAAACACAGCTTCATTACGTTGCGCTTCAGTAATTGCTTTATATCTTTCCTGGCTATACTTAAGAGCAGCTGTTGCTGCTTCCGTTAGAATACCACCCTTTTGAATTTCTTTTTGTATAAAAGGTGCTGGGTTCATGCGAGCCGTTATACGTGCGCCAGGTGCTTCATTTGTCGGACGCATTTCTGATCTATATACTGGTATTCTCATGGTGTATCCGATTTATCAAACATGCCACTAGAAGCAGCAAACTGCGCTGCCTGACCAAAACTTGTTATCATGCTTTGCGTTCCTTGCGCTCTTAGTGATGCTGCTTGTGCGCCACCTTCCATGCGAGACAGTTCAGCATTCAATCTTGCGTTTTCTTGTGCATCATTAATCTGCATGTTTTGCACGGCATTATTAAAATCAGCGACCGCCATGTCATATTCAAATTCTCTGGCGTTTTGCCGTAGAACGCGCATTGGAGTGCCTCTAGAGACATCGATGCCACTTGCTGCATAGTTTGCTACCACCGTGCCTTGCGTTTCTGCAAAACGAAATCGATCTACACGTTCTTGCAACACAGCATTGCGATTTATTATTTCACGCTGTTTTTCTAATAAACCTATGTCACGCTCGATAAGCTTTGCATTAAACTCACCGACCCTTGCAGCTGCTGCACCAGCTCTATTAGCCGCTCGTTTTTGTGCAGCGCCTTGAGTAATGCTTAATGCTAATGTCGCTAATTGAAAAAACATATATTACCTATACATCGTGAGTGTTCATGCGCGGATAAAGCGCTAATACTGTCATTGGTAGTGGTTGGGCTTGTTGCACGTAAATGCGGTCACCCTCTTCAAAACCACCAGGAAATTCTATTTCTTTGTCACCAGTAAACAACGGCACAGCTGTATCCATGTCCATGCTGCTATCGCGGAAAAATATTCTATCTGCATTTGCCGCGTCTGTGCCAACCTCTGCACCCACCGTTTCGTGAAAGCGCAATGTTACATCGTGGATGCGTTTTGGTTTGCCCTGACTTGTGCCATCGCTCGATCCTGACTCAATACGCAGCGTTTGCATTTTGCTCGTATAACTTAGACCCACCGCACCACTGGTGATGGCAAAATCCAGCGTTATACCACCGCTAGAAACGGTCTTGTCAGGGTGTGTTGCACCATTTGCTAAAACGGACGTTGCAGCACCCTCTAGATGATACAGACCTGACAGACTTGATACAGAGCTTCCAGAGTATGCAAGGCCACTGTCTACAAAAAATGCAGCCGTTGTATCGCTGCCAAAATCAAACGTTTTCATAACTTCGACATATTGCTTTGTCTGTCCGTTAATGGTGCGTTTAACGATCATGTAGAGCTCATCTTCACCGCTGTCTGTTGGCAGTGAGATAATGCTTTCCACTCGCGCTTGACCGCCACTAAATGCACCGCCCAAAACATGCTTATGCCAGGCTACTATTTCTTCTTCACGTCTGTATGTCAGACCCAACAATGTGCCATCATTGCGCCTTGCCCATACAATGCTCTCAGGCTCTTGTTGAAACGCAAACTCTACTATGCCACCCTCAGTAAGGTGTTCTGCTAATACGGTTATGTCTGGCGCTGTATAGCCGCCTACGTCCACTTCACCGACGTAACGAAACTCGCGTACCTTTCGCGCTCCGCGCTGGGCAAAGAGCGTAACGTCTGCGACCTGAACAACTTCTGCATTTACACATCCGTAGTTGCTGTACTTACGAATAACAGTAGACGTTGGCGTGACCGGGCTACCGTTTGTTGTGGTTAGCACGTATTCGCCACCAGACGTGCCAATATTGAGAATCCTGGTAGCAGATAGATACCGAATGGCGTTTACCTTGTTTGATGCAATTGTGTATATCAGTGCATCGTTATCGTTTGTGCCTGTTGTAAAGTTTAGATAGTCTGCGTTTTTGCTAAAGAACAATGTTTGCGGATTATTGTTTGTTGCTGCAAAGACCAGCCGTTGTTCAAAAAATGTTACAACGCTTGGATGATTATCTGTACCAGTAAGACTAGGCACTGTGTTTTCCGTAAATGTCGGTGTCGCAAACGTCCAAGCGTTATGATCAGTACGTGTAAGCGTACGAACTGCATGTGATGGATGCACCAAGTACATCACATCAGCTGACTGAGCAAACCTAACATCGTTAATTTGCGCGGATGTATAGGGTGTTGTAACCTCGTAAATCTTATCGACAGATACACCAGATCCAGTGTAAGTAGTAAAACTTGTTGTGTTTAGCGCCACATCGAACAAATCGGTAAGTGTAAATGTATTTGTCGTTACATTTGCCACACGATAGTTACGCTGTTTCAACTCAGTCATGCCACCGCCAGTATTAACTAGCGCTATTTCATCTCCGTTGCTGTAGCCGTGACTGTTAGACGTAAATACGCCAGGGTTTGCTTTAGTTATGGCAGATATCGCTTTTGCGCTGCCAGTTAAAACTTGCAGACCATTACGATAGATCCGCATGTACTGATCGCCAAACTCTAGTGCATAAGTGTCTGAAGTTTTAAACTCAAACGGTATAAGCCTAGTAACATTACCACTTGCTTTTACCTCGCCTAAAAACTGTGTGCCAGGTCTTCTAGTCAGACCGCCGTGAGGCTGCACAACCATATTTGTTAGATCAGCCAAACCCTCGCGGTATTTTTCAATTGTAACACGACCTTCTAGGCGTGGAGATATTTCCCCAGCTGTAAAAGTGGAGAGAGCTGGTGCAGATCGCGCCATTTATGTTCTCGCTTGTAAAAAGTCACTGGCCTCAATCTTTTGAGGCGCACCCTCTGTCGCATCAACAAATTTAGCTGCTTTAAGTTTGTCTGAATATTCAGCAGCCATAATCTGTTTAACTGTATTTGATCCAGTAATTGCATACGCAAGCTCAAACGCTAATGCAGATGCTAATGCTTCTATTAAGCCAGCATCATATTCTTGCGGATCGGTAACACGCCCAATGTAACGTATTTTTGCTATACCCTCATCTGTAATTAGCTTACGCCCTTCGATTACAAAGGCTGGATGCCCAGAGTTAGAAGTCATATCGTCATACGGAAACGTCAACGTGCCATTTGAGAATTCAAGCACACGCAAACAAAATGGATCTGTTGGCAGTGCAAATTGATTAGCGTAGTCAAACGCTGGACTATCGCTTTCTTTTGCCAGCTCTACTCTTCTAATTAAACAATTCCACGGATGCTGACGAAAAACATTATCGCGCACAGAGTTGTATCTTTGGTTGACCAATCGCGCTGGCTTACTGTTTTCATCGAACGTAGAGATGTTGTTCGCACCCAGCGAGTTTAGCGCAAAGTTTGCAATGTCAACCGTACTAGTCATTTCAATATCCCATAAAAAAAGGGGGGCGCTTTCGCGCCCCTCTTATTTAATCAACCACGTATTTAATGGTTAGCTCGATTGTGCCAGTGCCAGCAGCACCGCCCATCGTCACCGTTACAGCCACACCATTACCATCAGTGTCTGTCTCTGTGCCGGAGCCCAAAGCCAGTGTTGCTAAGATGTCTACCTTTTGTGCAGATGTAGACGCAGCTGCAGCTTTAAAAGCTGCTGCAGATGCACTAACCGCTGTACCAGCTGCATTTGTGTGTGCTGCTGTTCCAACGCTTAATGTTGTTGATGACCCTAGTGCATCATGCGCTAAAGATCCTTCCAACAAACGTGCGCCATCTGGCAAGATAAACATCTCAATCACATCACCTGATGCAAGTGAAGATGCTTCGTAAACACCGTGAGCAACACGGATACGACCGCCTAGCTCATTAGCTTTATTCATCGCTACTGGTGTTGCTCGATTGTTAGTGCGTTGTGTCGAATAAACTGTTGCCATTTCTCAATCTCCTTATGATTCAGTGCAAGCAATTTCAACTACCTTCACCTCTTCCATTCGGGTTGCCCCAAGGGTCTGGCAGTAGTAAACTTGCGTTGCATATGACTTGTCAGCACGTTCATCGATCTTAGCCATAGGCTCTTTGCCCATTGCCATTTTCACACCATCTTGAGCAAAACAGATAACCTGGCGGTTACCATTGCTGTCTGTGGTTAAGCGATTGCTTGTGATGAAATTAAATCCCATGAATGAATTTATCTCACCTTGAGCCAACGCTTTTACGGTGTTGAAGTCAGATGACTTAACCTCTGTTGTGTTCAACAAATCAGATACTTGTTTTGGTGAAACAACGATTGTGCGTGTGATCGATGGATCTACAGATGCAGCATCCAACGTTTCTTTTGCGCTCAATAGTTTTGCCACAGTCAGACCAGCTGAACCATGTGCGATTTTCTGACCAGCTGGTAGTGCAGTTGATGTACCACCGTCTTTGCCAGTTTGCGCTGTACCTAGTGCCGCTGCAATGATCTCATCGTCCATCGCCCGACCCATAGCAGCAGCTGCCGCTCTGCCATAGGTTGATGTCGGATCAATAAGCAAACGAACTTTATCTTGCTCATCAATTAGGTCAGCCCACTCATAATCAGACATGGTTACCATGCGTCTTGTGTGTGGTGTTTCAACAAGTGGTGTGTCGGCATGGCGGCTTGTTCTTTTTACCGCTGCTGTCGATCCCACTTGATCAAAGAAAGCTTTCTCGCCATTCACGCTCTCTACGTCTACTGCATCACGCAGCAGCGAGCCCATTTGCTGTGATAGCATTTGGATGTTCGCAGAAAACTGATTGACAAAAGCTGTATCAATTTGAGTAGACATACGTCTCTCCTTTACAGTTTCAGTTTCAATTTAGGATTGCTGCGCTTGGTTATCTCTTGCGAGGCCACGCTTACTGCTTAAGGCAGTCACTCTGCATGTCGCACATGCTTGGCGTGTGGGTCTTTCGATTGTCCACGTATCACGATGCTGCTTGGAAAAGTTCTTGGACTTTCTGCACATAGGCATCATGTTCTGGGTGTCTGGCATCCGTGTATGGAGTGCCAGGACGCATAAGCTCTTTTAGTTCTTGTTTGGCTTGCTCTGGTGTCATAATCAGCTCTGACGTTTCCCCTACCAGGTTATCTTCGCCCATTTGCTCACCAAGTGCTGCAAACATTTTTATTATTTCTGGATGATCGCCAAGTTGCCGGCCATCTGCCATTGTTTCTGTAAAAAACTCGTTGTTTTCAATACCGCCTAGCAATGTGTTAGCGGCTGACTGTGCCAGCTTAATACGTTGATCTGTAGCTTGCCCCCACTCTGCTTTAAGCGCAGCAACACCTTCATCAAAGGCTGCTTCAGCTCTAGATTCATGTTGCTGTTCCATTGCAGCATTTTCATTTACAAAATAAGTCGCAATTTTATCAAACTGCCTAGGCGATAGACCAGCCTCAAACACAGCTTGTCTGAAACTGTTTGCTTGCTCTTCACTTAGTATATTATCAAAATCTGCAACATAGGCAGCGGTGTCTTGCGGCCGTCCTGTTTCGGCATAAAAGTTTGTCCATTGCTCATCCGTCCAGCTTTCCTGTGGCTTGCCTATATTGTCAGCGCCAATCATTGATCGAGCATGGACATATGACTTTGCCAAAGATCCAGCGTCTGTAAAGTTTTTTAAACTAGGATTATGACGTAGATCTTCTGGTAAGCTATCTAAAAAATTAACTGGTGCTGCGCTTTCTGCTACAGCTTCCGTTGCGACTTCTTGAGATCCAGTGTCTTGGGTTGCCTCTTCGCTCATTCGGGTTCCTTCCCTTCGGTCAGCATACGGACAATCAGCAGCACGGCTGCTCGCTGACCTTCATTAAATGCACTATTGTATGGATTGTCCGAATATGTGGTTGTCTCAAAGCCAAACCGTGCCTTGAGGTCACTTAGTACGATCTCGCCATCGTCCGTGTTAAACGTTCTGCGATAAGCAAGTTTTAAATCTTCTACCTTCATTCTAGTGGCACTGTTCCAGCCGCCTTAATAAATGGCGATATCTTGTTAGCCATCTCAGCGCTTTGCATCTGTTCTTGCATTGCCTGTTGTTGTTGTGCGGCCTCTGCTTGCTGTTGTCGGATTTCCGCAACTTGTTGAGAACCACGTATCACCCTAGCTGGTAGGCCAGCTGTTTCAACGAGGTATTGCACCATTTTATCACCATCGAGGTAATCAGTTACTGGTGCTACCTGGCTGACTTGCAGCAAGATCTCAAAGCCTCGCAGCATTGCCTGGAGCTCTGTAAGTTTTTGCGCTTTCGCTAGGGGGCTAACATATTCAATATCGATTTCTTGGCCTTGTAGCTCCTCAGGAGCTGGTGGGAGGAGGCCAGCCCTGAGAAGCAATGCAAAAGATCGATCAATCAGAGGTTGGAGCAATTCTGCTTGCAAACGTCCTAGGACAGGACTCAGCAGCCTCATTTTTTCTTCGTTCCGTTGCAACACTTCTGTCGCTGTCATATTTTGACCCTGACCCAATAACAGCTGGTCTACATAGAATGCTTGACGTATTGCGTTACGCCTTTGCTCTTCCATGTTTAGCCCTAGTGGGTTGTTGGCTCCGATTTGCAGCGGCTCTAACCTATCTCGCGTTCCTGATCGGTAAAAGTTAAGCGCACCTGGTGATGTGCGTACTGTGCCTAAAAACCCATCGTCTGGAACCATTAGCGGTGGATCGATTTGCTTTTGTGCAGCCTTTATTGTTGTCTCTGACATTTTGTTAAGCATCTTTACGTCAGGCAGCGCAGTCATTGCCGGACTACGCCCATAAGTGCTTACTGAGTCTTTTACAAACCTTGGTGACATAAACGGCATTTCGTCAAAGCCACCTTCACTTAGCAGCTCTCTGCCCTCTGCCATATAATATACAGATGCTACTGGTTTATTCTTTGCAAATGCCCCAGTAGCTTCTGCACGAGGAAACACGGCATGTACGACTTCATGTTCTTTGTACGGATCGTTTTCTACGTCTTTTGCAACTTTCTTGGGCATTTCTGCGTCAGGAAACTGCATTGCGATAGATCGAGCAGTCAGTTTAAACTTTCTATAAATCGTATCTACACGACCCTGGCTATCTTCTGAGATGCATATTTCTGCAATATGCCGACATGCAAACCGCAATCCATCTTCTTCTATGTCTACATAAAAACTACCAGTACCAAAAACCACTAGGTCATAGTACAGCTCGTGTATTTCTTGCTGGAAGTTAGATCGATTAAACGCCTGGTTCATTTGATCTGTACAAACTTCTAGCCATTCGTTTGCTGCGTCATCCCTCTGTAGCCCCGGATTTCTGTATCGCAAAGAAAACCAAGGCGTACTTGGGCTAGTCAACATACCGTGTAAAGATCCAGCCAGCAGTTCTACTGCATGGATTGCCGTGCCATCAAAAATTAATTCTGTGCGCTTGTCACCTTGTGTACGCTTTTTTACAATGTCAGCTTTTCTAGGCAACATAAAATCGGCTAGTTGTTGCCAATGCTGTTCCCAATTGCTGCGCTGATTTTGTAGCGTTTTATAACGCCTATCGAGCTGCTGTACGAGCGGTGTAACTTCAGCCATTACAAAATTCCATAACTTGTCATAATAGTCGGTTTCTTATTAAGTTTAATTCCATCAACAGCACCGCCTTGCGTCCGTCCAGCCATCTTCTGCATGGCACGTTCAAGCGGATCCACAGTCATTTGTCCTGGCATTCGCGCTGGCTGTGATGACTTCTTGCCCATCATACCAGCTATGTTGCGTGGTTTTTTCTTATCGCCTATAAGCATTTATGCGCCTATCAGCGTTTTTTTTCTGTTAAACGGATCGTCTTCGTCTTCATCATCGCCAACTAACAAGCCTTGAGCGCCACCAGTGTTAACAACATTTGATAAAGTGCCAGTAGTCATATAATCAATAGCGTCATCTTCTGCCTCGCCTACAGATGTGGTCAACGCAGATGCCTGGTTTTGTTCCTGACCAGCAGCTGTCGCAACAGATGTTGCCGTATTATCAAAGTAGTTTGAAATATTATCTGTATTATCAAATGTTTGGTTAGATATATCTTCTACTGTATCCAGCGCTGTATCTGTTTTTTCATCAAGCACCGTAGTATCATCGGTGGTATCTTCTGTATCATCAACCTCTTCAACTGGTTTGTCATCTACTTTTGGTTTATTCTTTTTCTTTTTTTGTTTATTTAATGCATCTTGTGATGCTTGTTGTCGATTAGCTAAATTTGCGTAATATTGATTGTCTTTGTCAATTAAGCCTAAATCCATACCAACATCAGAAACAATTTTTTGAAATTGGTTTTTATCATCGTATGCTTGTTGCGAACCATCCATGCTTGCTGCCTTCGCAGCATTTGCAGACGCTGTACTTTGGCTAGTTGCTTTATTTCCAGCGCTATCTGTTTTCGGTTTACAAAAACTACCCATATTAAACTTCCTTAACCATATTACGACCACCTACCGCCTGGTAACCAAGCCGCATCATAAGTTTTTCCGCTCTATCTGTTTTTATTCCTGACGTAGCGCCTGTCATTACACGCACAGCGCCCATTCTTTTTGCCCAGGCCTCGTACCACTTCATCAGTCTAATACCAGCCATACCGCCACGTTTTTCTGGCAAAACATACCAAACATAATCACCAGCAATTAAAGTGTTGCTGAATGGAAAAGTATCTAACATTCCAATTAATACAGCAAAAATTTTACCTTTTTCTTTAGCTAAGAAAACGCCATTACTAGAGCTCATCAATACTTCCGATAACCACTTCTGCATTTTAGCATCATCATAGTCAGCAAAGTTCTGCCAGCTGTCTTTATAAAAAGTCTTTAATACTTCCGTAAGCTCTGGCACATCTTCTGGTGTGCCTATGCAATAATTAATCATTCTTACGCTGCAAACGGATTATAACCGCTGTCAGCATCCCTTTGAGCTGGACGTAGATTGTCCGACACAGCCCTGATACCCACCGCCAAATACCGATAAGCATCCGCGCTATGCGAACTCCAATCATGTACAGGGGTGTTCCTAAAACTACGTAAACGCTCATTATAAGCGCGGTGATACTGACGTAGAGCCTCAAGACCAGGCTTGCACAACTCTGCATCAAACCAGCAACGAGGGAGTAACATTTTTGCAGCATGTATCCCATCCTCTAACGGCAATTTCGGAACAACCCTAAAATTTATACCCAGGTCATACGCAGCCTCTCGCCTACTCTTCCCAGTACTCAATTCTCTAACTTCTATGTCATGCGGTGCATGATGCATCGAATATAAATATTCTTTCTGCTGCAGCACCTTCGCATAGTGCGGCAATCCCTCGCCCCTGTTTTCATAGTAATCGATTACATGCACAGCTCGCCCCACTTGCTGTACAAACCAGATCACTGTGCTATCGCCCACACCCAGATCCCAAAAAGTTTCTACCCTTACAGATGGATCATACGGAACTGAAGTGATGCGCCCCATCTCATGGAGCTCTTGTAACTCTTTTCCATAAACAGCACCGGGTACATTTGCCACCCAGCTACATTCATATTCCTGGGCATACTGGTCTGGGCTCATCATGCTCGATGCAGCCTCTAACTCCTCATCATCCAAGATCCCTGTTTCACTTGCCTTAAATAAAGCCGTGTGCCAATCACCTTGCCTCTCAGCTGCGTCATACAATTCATAAAACGCATTGTGACCTCTAGGCGTACCAATAAACAACGCCCAGCCCTTACGATCACTCAACGCTGGCCTGATGATCTCAGGAAACAAACTCTCCGGCATATCAGCCATCTCATCTAAACACGTACCGTCCTGGTAGATCCCACGTAAACTATCCGGGTTCTCAGCACCCAGTAACTGTATCCTTGCACCATTAGGCAAATCACACCGTAGCTCAGTCTCGTGAAACCTTACCATAGGTATCGCACCAGCAAACTGCTTAAGATAATCCCAGGCTACAGCTTTCGCCTGGCGGTATGTCGGTGCTATGTAACTAAACCTAGGGTTAGGCTTGTCACAAAGAATAGCAGCTCTCAACAAATGATTGATCGCCATCACTGTCTTGCCAAACCTACGATGACATACAACAACACCCCAGCGCTTCTCAGCTAGTGCCTGGTGCAATTGGTTTTGCAGAGGTCTTGGTGAATAAGGTATCTCGATGTGCATGTGTGTCAGTGTCTTGTGTAGGTGTTATATACGTGTAGATTGTGCGCCAATTTTTTTGGGGGGTGGGGGTCTGCCCCTGGCTAAAATTATAGGGTCATCGGGTGTGCAACCCGACTACATTACTTGTAATTACAATAGGTTAGCTATGCTGGGTCACAAGCTGGTCACAAACACTAGGCATATCAAAAACAAAATCAAATCTTGGGGGTATGCTTGCCTTGTACGCGCGACCCCTGTCACAGTCTATGCACTACACACACAAATCCCTAGTCACCTTGCATAATCATAGGACGTTTACGATCTATCATCTTGCTTAACTTCTTGCTGAATGCAGTAGCTTCTGCTTCGCTATCGAACTGTATAAAGTCACCGCGTTCAATTGACATATCATATGCTTTGCCTGGATTATCTTGCATATCTACAAGCTTGCCATTGACCATCCGTATTAATGGAAACAGCCTACCATCGTAGCTAAATGTTCTAACTGTCTCTCGCGCTTCAGTCATAGGTGTATCAGGATCTAATGCCCTTCGAGCCCATGCTGGTAACTTATCTATATCCATCAGCTAGCTTCTGCAGTGACATCACCACCTGACCAAGTCAATGTTATCTGTCCAGTCTGTTGCTTATCCTCTGCTTTATCACGTAACCCCAGTGGCTGCATCTGACGTATGTGCTTGTCCATATGATCAGCTTGTAATCGTCTACGTTGTACCTCTGCCATAGCCAGCTTTGGATCATCCGGTAACGCTGCTTCGACTAAGTCTAGTATCTGGTCACGCATGACCTCACACTGCAATGATCGAGCATTGCGATACTGTGTGTATGCATCCTCATCTTCCTGGACATAACGCAGTATTGTACGCCAAGAAGGTAAGTGATCGTTCTCGTTACAAATGCGAGTAAGGCTTACACCTTCCGCTATTGCTTCGCAGATAATGACCATCTGTTCTTTTGTTACATTACGTTTTGGCATTGTGTACCTAAGAAAAAAAGACCTGACTAGACTGGTTTTACAGTTTGAGACAGCATAAGCGCCAGTTGATTATGAATCTAGCCAGGTAAGTTAGTTGTTGAGGTATGGAATATACAGGCATTCCAGTTGTCGTGCTGACAGCTCGAACCGTTTTCTCGCGACAAGATATGGAGGGAGCTGCCAGCGTTTGACATTGATCAAACAATATCTGTCCAATCATATCATATCACATACTATATTTCGTGCATCCATACAAGCAATAGTTTTTTTTAACTAAAATATTCTGCAAGGATTTCGTCATCAGTATACTTGAGCTTTGCCCATAGTCTAACTAGTGCATCCTGGTAGCGTCGCTTGATCTGTCTGCCATCACGCAAACCATGCATTCTTGCAAGCTTCTGCCACTGTGCGCCTCTTTCTCGGAAGGCGGCACTGTGGCTGACAGCCCATACCATTTTACGATCATCTGCATCCATGTGCTCGATACCAAGAATAAGAGCTCTATCATATGCACTAACTTGTTTTGGAGATGGCACTGGTAACTTTGGATTAAACTCTGCGCTACCATATGCTGACCACTGCTGTCGATACTCAGGCCATGATCCTAGCTTTTGTTTTCTAATTGCCGGGGGAAGTGCTCGCTCTGTTTTTGCTGCCTCGAAAAACATATCACTGAGCTGTGCTACGTCAGGGTTATCCACAAGGTTTGCTCCGAAAAAAATATGATGCCTATATACACTTAGTGTACTCACTTAGTGATAACTCTTTGTGTGTTTGTCGCGTTTGCAAATGAGCTCTATGATGGCTCATTTCCAACGCTGTGTAATCACTTAGTGTTAACACTTAGTGTATACTGTGTTGCGACTGCGTCGATTATAAGAACACCCAAAAATAGCAGTCAATCCCCTATTTTTCCACAAACGTCTAACTTGCTATTTGACGTACGTCCTCGTGTATTTACGTATAAGTTTTTTTTACTTTGCTTCGCCCGGTTGCTCTTTATCTGCTGCAATGTGGCTAGTGTGTGATCAAAATCATCGTCATCCATCCGCATCATGTAGCTTAAAATCGTAGCTACATTTTGTGTAGTCTCAGACATTTGTTATCCCCTTCGCTTCGTCCTCTGCCAGGCGTATGACCCAGCTTAATTTTAATAATTCATCGCCCATGTCTTCAGTCACAGCGCCACTGAACAACACTTTGTTGTATTTGTTTTCCACAGCCTCTGATGGACGTACTGACCAGGTGGCATCGCCATCCTTCACACTGACAGTAAACAGCATATGCCCCACTGTGACTTCCCGGTTCATTCTGCTTGCATCTCTACTACAAATTCTTCAACAAGATGTTTCTTTACGTGTTTAATGTCAGGGTCTTCCCAACGACATTGAAGAATATGACCACTTGTAACTTCACGACCATTTTTCTCATAAAATTGTTTTTCAGTCGTTGATATGGAACTATGCAAAACATCCATTAATTTTTTTGTGATATATGCAGTATTAGATGGGTCAACAAAATCACCAAACTCTATACTTAATCTCAATACTTTCATTGCGGATCCTCGTTTATAATTTCATCCTCAAGCAAGTTGATCTTGCCACTACCGCCACACACCTCGCATGAAACCATCTGGACGTACTCACCGTTGTTAAATTCCGTAGGCCAATGCACGTAGTAGGTCATTTCTCTTTCTCCGTACCCTCGACAACGTGAACACCTGACCAGTATCACATCGTCATCAGACATCACTTCACCTTTAGTTTAACTAATGGCGTCAAGAACGCTGTGACGTCCTCGATGCTCTTACACAAAGCCCAAGCAAAACCAGCATCGATAATCTGATCTCGCATACGCCTTTGGTTTTCGTTCATTACACCGCGCTTTGCTTTGAGCTCTATAAAGATTGCTTCGTTGTTGCCAGACTTGGTTGCAGTGCCAGGACAAAACAATTCCAGGTCAGGCCAGCCATACTTCGTACCCATTTTTTTGAGCCTGTTAATGTAGTTGATATGTCTACGCCCCTCGTTCGGACTGTGGTGGTAAACACAGCCATCAGGCAGCGCTACATCAAGCCAGCAAGCGACCTGGCGTTGTAGATCGTCCTCAGTCTCTACGCAGATAGAAGTCATTTGGCATCACTGCGCTATTTGTCTTAATTACAATGCGCTCCATAAATTCTTGATTAGGTATCAGTCTTGATTTATCGTCAAAACTAAGACACCAGCGACGAGCCACTGCTGCATGACTAGCACCCAGCTGCCTTGCCAGTTCTGAATAGCTCCAGTTATTTTGCTTTCTATAATCGTCAAGTGTCATAGCAATCCTTACTGCAAGAATTGTAAAAACCTTGACAAAAATTTGCAAGCCTCTTAATTGTAGTATCAGTTTGACCGAATGCGACAAGGTGATTATTATGGAATCAACCATCAACAATTTATTTAGAGAACCAGCCATAATGCCAAATAATCTAGATGCAATCATCCGCGCTAGCGGCATGAATAAAAAGCAAGTTGCGAAAGCAGCTGGCATGACCCCAGAAGCACTATCGAGACACATACATGGTCATGTTAATATGACCTTAGAGAATGCTGAGAGGTATGCAGAGATCCTTGGTGTATCTGTTCAAAAGATAATGTTTGTTAATCCACCAACGCCCATCGTTGGAGAAGCAATTTTACAAGCAGACGATATTATTGTTAGAAATTTTCTAGCTAAGTGGACGCAAGGTGTGCAAATCAGATCCTACTTAGGCGATGATATATGCGCTGTTAAATATACAGCAGAGCCTGGTTATAAAGGTTATTGGTACGAATATACAGATGCTCTTTGTTTTTATCTAAAGAAACCAATACTAGAACATTTTGTTGATAAGGGTTGTGTGCAAAACCCATCTTTAGTTATGCTAGAAGATGAAATCAAGCTACCTAATCAAGAGCCAACGCGATTGATTGCTGGCGTGGTATACCCAGAGCCAGGTAACCTTTATACCATAGACAGTCCTAAAAATGGTATAAACCTACGAGGACTGAAACTTGTATGGGGTACACCATATATATCTGCATTGTTTAGACCAGATCTGCGTGGCGTTACTTATGTTGACATTGAATGTGAACACTCTGACTGTAAGGAATGCAACAATTCTTACAGCAATTCTTGACCGATAGTATCCAACTCTATATTCTTTTTCTTACGCATTCTTGAATTAATTCTTGACAGATTTTTTGCAAGCTGATTATTTAATCGTGCGATAAGATATGGAGTAACTGATGTTTGACATCCCACAATGGGCTGTTCGACATGACTACTTTCATCATTCTAACCCAAGATCTGGTGATCGGGCTAAGAAGTTATTTGAGAAAGTACATGTCAGACCAGCTCTAAAAAAAGCGTTTGATACGTTAAAAAATATTGAGGCACACGAACCTGATCTAGCAGAGGCTAGGCTCACGATTGATATCTTTAAGAACAATCGTGGGTCAGCTAAAATGGCTGCTGGTAGAGCTGTGCAAGATGGTACTGATTTATGTCTGATACCTGACGGAGAATTTGGACAGACACTGAGCCTACAAGAAGCGCAGCTGATAGCCAAAGATAACTTAGCAGCATACATACCTAAGAACTACGACCAAACGGTTGAGGCAAACGATAAAGAGCAACTAGAGAAATGCCTGGAAGAAATAGATGCCGTTGTAGAGAACGCTGTGTTCGGCCTTAGAGAAGCTATGGCGCGTGACAATAGGTACATTGGTGAGATCGAGCTTCTTGAGGCGCTCCCAGGCAACGTTCTACCACACAACACACTCCCAGACTACGGACGTAGAGGTGATCTAAAAACCAAATGGTCTGGATCTCCGTATTTTAATAAAAAAGGTGAACGTACTTGGAAAACTGGATACCTACCAAAAACCCTCTCTGGAATGTGGGATATGAACAACGTCTACCAGGCAGCTGGCTTCTATGCTCTTAACGGTAAACAACCACCGTTCTTGGTCTATGCAAATGCTTCTGACTACCGTGTGTTTGATCAAACTAATTCACCAGAGCTTACGCCTGATTTTCTAGATGACGTAGTGCGAGACATATCAATACAGCACAAGGTAACAGAGAACATACTACGCGCAGCTGAAACAAAGGAAGAGCTGCTTGGCTTGGTATCACCAGATTGGGAACATTTTTTTTGGAAGAGTAGCAGTCCAGCGTATATCCGCGAGGCTAAGAAATTATGGGGGATGGAATAATGAAATTAACAGCAGATGAAACAAAAACAATCATCCAGGCGTTAGAAGAACACAGAGGTACGCATTGTTACAATCATTATGAAGATGATTATGAGTGGGAACAATCTTTTGAAAAACGTTGGGCAGATGAAATTGACGCCTTACTAAAACGTTTTAACAAATCTTTAAAACTTAAAATGATTGATCAAAGAATTGCAATAGAAATTGCTCAACACGAACGTATGCATAATGAGGACATGCCATGAGCAATAAAGACGCAATAGCTGCACTAGCATTAGCGCAGTCACAAATGAAAACACCACACAAGGATGCAACTAATCCGCACTTCAGAAACAGATACGCAAGTCTAAAGTCATGCATCAAAGCAATTAAACCAGCTCTTAACGACAATGGGTTTGCACTCATCCAGGCTGCTGGCAAAGATGAACAAGGTCATTACATACAGACTACTTTTGAGCATACATCTGGTGGTTTGTTTACCAGTAAGTTTTATATGGAGCCTGAGAAAAAAGGTATGCAAGGATTAGGATCCGCTGCTACCTACGCCAAGCGTTATGGCTTGCTAGGGCTTGCTGGCATCGAGCCTGATGAAGATGCAGACGATGATGGTAATGCAGCAGATGAAAAACCAGCTGCGCCTAAACCAAAACCACAGCAAAAGAAACCTCATTCAGAAGCAGCTCACGATGCAGCTGTACGCGAGGAGCAAAACACTGCGCCTACTACACCGCAACAACTTAAAGAAATCATAGACAATAAAATTAAATTAGCTTCTGCACGCTGGCAAATCAAAAAAATACAACAAGATCATAATAAAGATTTTCAAGTTATCAAAGAACACGATGAAAATATAAGCAAAGAACTTGCTGCATACCTTAAAACACGATGGGAACAACTTAATACTGGAGAAAGATAATGCCACATTTTGGAAAGAGTAACCACCAGTTTAGAACAAGCTTAGATAGCACAAAACAATATCGTATTACTGCTTGGCTAAGTTTTAAACAAACCTGGAATGATGCAGAAAAAAGGTTTGAAAGAAACACACCAGAAGAAATAAGTGTGTGTCGTAAGTTGTATGAACAGCTCGCGCAGCATCCCGGTCTACAGTTGCAGCTTAACATTGATGAAAGAATACGTGACGTAGACGATGTAAAACAATTTCCACGAGCTGCTATTGTAAATTTATATGTGAGCAACATGCAAAAACCAGAGTATCAACAGCCAGCAGCTGCAGTAGAAACGTCATTAGATCTAGATGATGAAATACCTTTTGGTAATACCGACGATGCTGATGATGAATTTGTGGGGTTTGAGTAATGACAGAGCCATTTTTATTAAGCGTAAAAGACGCTGCACAATTTTTGTTTGGTGACTACGATAGAAGCAGTCAAGATCGTACCAGGCAATTAATAAATAAGTTTGAACTACAAAAATATGTAATTGGGAAAAGAACATACGTTGTTAAAAAAGAGTTAGCTGACAAGTTTAAGATTAACGAGTCAGCTAAACAAAGCGACAAGGTAGTGAAGCTAAAAGATCGCGGATAGCTTATCTACAGCAGCTGCATTGTCAGCGTCTGACTCTAACCAGTGACCGTAGATGCCTTGTGTAACACGAATGTCGCTGTGACCCATGTATGTTTTTACACGCCACAAATCATCAGGGTACGCCTGGAGAAGCTTAGATGCATAGTAGTGTCTAAGCTCATGCCAGGTAATAGGTGCAACACCAGCGCGTCTACAAGCGTCCTTGATGCGCTTTAGATACTTCGCTGATGTAACTGGGTGATTAAACTCTGTGCCAAAGACAAGCGTGTCAGGATCGTTTGGTCTACCTTGCTGTATGTAGAGCTCTTTAAGTTGTGCAAGTACATCGCGTGTCAGCGGTATGGTACGCAACCCAGAGTAAGTTTTAGGATCTTTAAAAACGTTTGCCGTTTTGTGTTCAATAGCGCGGTCAACAACTACCTTGCCACCGTCTAGATCTACTTGCCCCCAGGTCATTGCGCGTTGCTCACCCTGACGTACACCAGTAGTTGATGCAAACCTGGCAAAGAACTGCCATCGAGGACACAGCTGAGATATGATGCTGTTGATAACATCAGTTGCGATGCGCTGCGCTTTACTCTCGCCAGCAGTGCTTTGTATTTCACCTTTGCGCTTCACACCGTCAAACGGATTAGTTTCTCTACAACCCTCGATGATAGCGTAGTTGATCATCATGCCTATTGAGCCACAAATGTTTGTAACAGTTTTGACTTTGCGACCTACTTTGAGCTGATCCATTATCTGGTGTGCGACCATACCTTTAGTTAGATCTGCGACACGCATGTCAGCAACAGACTTGCCATCGACAACGCAATCTAAAAAACACTCTGCGTGTCGAACTTTTTCCTGGTGGTAACTTTTAGATTGATCGCCATCACGATATTCTTTTTCAACTTGTGCAATGTAATTTTTTGCAAGCTCGTAGAATGTCCACTTCCAGGCATCACTAGATTTATTAGTGTCTGATGTTTCTTTCACAAGTGCATCGATAGCAGCTTGTGCTTGCTCACGTGTTTGATAGAATTGTTGTGATCCGTTCTGTAATTCAGATCGCGTATCGACACACCAAGATTTTTTATTTTGTTTTGCGCGTGATGCATATCTTTTGGGTGTAATCTGTAACATAATCATCTCCATATTCTTGTCGCTTTATATGAAGAATATATGATTTTCTTAGTCAAATTACAAGCGTTTCCCGCGACCCCCCCTAACCTTTTTGTGACCCAGCTTGTGACCCAGACACCCCCAGCCACAGTTAAGTTATTGATTTATATAGGAAAGTAGTGGCGCGGTTGACGGGGCTCGAACCTGACAAATAGCTGTTTACATTGCATTTTTCTACAGTTTTTGCAGTATTTTGCACCACTTCGCGCATAGGTGTGCATAGGCGTGTGTGACCCATCTGTGACCGCTGGTCACAAATTACGAATCAAAATCAAGCTCTGGTCTAGGCTTTGGTTTAGGCATACTCGACACTCGATGTGTTTGCTCACACTTCATAAGTATCACACCATAACGCGCTTGCATAACGTCACGCAAATCAGTCTGCGTAACAGCCACACAATCATCGTAACTTTCAAACATTATGATGTGTTGGTATGCGTTATCTTGGATGCCGTAAGTCAGCCACAAGATTGTCCAGAACTTTATCATGTTTTCTTGTTAGCGTTTATGCGTGAGATACGTTTGCCTTTGCGAACTGCATCAGCTTTTGAGCTGGCTCCCCAATCACGCAACGCCATAAGCAGAGGTGTCGGCTTGCCATTTTTTTTTCTGCGCCACGCATCTTACCCATGCGCTGGAGAAAGGCAGCTCGCCTACCACTGTTGCCGGATTTTTCTGGTGATCTTGCCATAGAAACTACGCTGTTTTCTTTTTAGGTTTCTTGGCAGTCTTTGCAGCATTTTTGAAATTTTGTGCTGTAGGCGCACCAGGGCTACCTACCTTACGCATCTTTTCGCCACTACCAGCTGCAATGCGTTTGCGTTTTTTATGAATGTTTTCGTATAGACCGGGCATTAAGAACTCCTTCCGTAGTTGCTCATTATGTTTTTCTTTTTAGTTGGCTTCTTTTTAAGCGCAGCAAAATCAGCACCAGTAATCTGATCTGTAGGTGCAGCAGCTGACGCAATCTTCATTTGCTTTGGCGAAAGCTTTTTGGTCATTTTCATCCCGGGCATTACTTTCCCTTTCCGTAGTTGCTCATGATATTTTTTTTCTTAGGTTTACTGTGAGTAAGCACCTGACTGTTTTTAGAATGCTTGGCTCCAGTGTGCAGTGTACCGTCAGGCATCTTATGGGTAGCACCTTTGTACAGTTTGCCGGACGGTAGATAGTGAGGTTTACCAGCGGCCATTAGTATCCACCTTTACCGTAACCAGACATGATCGTTTTTTTAGGTTTTGGTTTCTTTTTCATAGTCAGCTCCTTTATTGTAACCACTCGTAGATTTTCTTAGTCTCTTTCTCTCGATGCTTCAGACCGTTGTATCCACCGTTGATACGCTTAGTCAGGCGTTTGATTGTGTCATCGTTTACGCCCTCGTCACAAATATCCCACAGCTTATTACGCTTAAAAAACCAGATGGCACTTTCCATTGGATAGTCAGTTGCAACCAGGTCAGGGTTTGTCATTACATCTGGTAAGTTCATGTCAGCTGCAAACTGTGAATAGTTGTTCTTGCCAGTACACTGTAAGAAGCCCCTACCGCGCCATAAGTAACCTTGCCCCTCGTTACCCATACGATCCCCATAAACAACGTCAGCAAGCGCCTGAGGGTTTCTAGCGCAGCTCTCAGCATCGCGCTCAGTAGCAAAGTATTTGCCGAATACTTTCAGAATAGCAGCAGTCGAATAATTTAAGTTTTCTTGAGTATATTTAAACGTGCCGCTCTCATGTACCAGCTGGCCTAGAAAGTGTGCTCCGCGCTCTGCATTAAGGACGTAATGATTTGTAATAGCTTTGGCAGTTTGCCTACCGAATGCGCCATCAGGGTTTGCGCCAATTTTAGACTGCAACGCCTTTAGTGCATCACTCATCGTTCTTCTCCAGCAGTTTCATTCCCCATTGCCTGGTGTACCCAAACTCTTCATAGGCAGCTGCCCATCTGTTCTCAGTAAATGTTGCAAATGAAATGAGCTTGTCAGTATCTGCGTAGAGCTGATCAACCCACTCTGTGTTGTCTGCTACTTGCTTTTCTAAGTGCTCTATTCTGTGTGCCTGTTTACTGACCCAAAACGTACCAGCCACGACCTGGGCAATCATCGCCATAACCAGAGCAAAAGGAACCTTGAGATCGCTCACCTTTTGCTCTCCAAATATAGACGTAAACAATTAACAAGAGTGTTTAGCGACACGGCACTAAACAGCATTACCCACTGCCACATCTCCATCACTTCATCCTCTCTCTTGCTACGCCTTTAGATTTCTCCCAGGATCTCATGCCACCAAGACCAAGCAGTGCCAGCGTTAAGCTCATTAGCTCCCCGGTTTGTAGCTTCGGTAACGGTGTGCCTGGAGCCCAAAGCGCTGTTGCCCACTCAGCTATCGGCATAAGAAAAAACTGTGTCATAAGACCTAGCGCACAAATCCACATAATGGCTGGTCTAGCTCCAGCCACAAACAACGAACTATGCTTTGCTTGCTCTACATTGGCAGCTGCTTGCGCTGCTTGTAGTCCAATAATAGATTGCTCCAGCTCTGCTTTTATCTTTGCCTTGGCATCTTTGTCCTCAACAAACTTGTCTAGGATAGGAGCTGCTGATTTTATTATTTCACTTATCATTAGTGTTGCCCCCTCGATCCGTCTTAGCTTCCTTGCCCAGCCACAAAGCAAAGCTGGCTGATAGACTTGAAACGACAATGCTTACGAAAGTTGTTTGCTGCGTTGTTACGCTTATTCCTAGGCTCATGTACCACAGACATACTTTCCAGGTCAGTATGATCTGACACAAGAATGCCAGCCTAGGAAGTAGTTTAAGTTCATCTAGATAACTAGCTGTTAATGCTACCATTTCTTTTCCTCGCCATGTGTATTGCTATAGACCTCTCGCGCGTAATGCAGAGGACGTATCCATTTTCATCGTAGAGAATGAATTTATTTTTCCATTCGCGTAAAATCACCGCTCAATTTTAATGCATACAACTTTAGAATTTGCGTTTGTTACCAGTACTTTGGCTTGCGCTTTTGAAGCTTTACATGCTTCTTCAGTTGTGTAGCTGCCAACGTGGTAATGATCGAACGTGCCAGAAATTACCTGGAGCCATAACAAGACCCACATTAGAACGACAGCCAGCCCATGTAGATTGCAAACAGATACATGCCGCCAAACAATGCGATAGCAGCAACAACAATAACCGCGACTGTTAAGGCTGCTTCTGCACGTTTTTGTTTATCGATTTGTCTTTGTGCTTCAGCAGCCTGACGTTCCTGGCGTATCTCTTTGCGTATGTTCTGCAATTCTGTCCAGGCGCTCAGACCTCTGGTATTCACGATGATTTCTCTGAGCTGCATTTCTGCATCTTTTGCGGCTTGTGCTTCTAGAAAAGTTGACATCGCTTCTTCATTAGAGCTTGCAAAAATACTGTTTTTCTTTTTGTTGTGTTTTTGTTTAGCTTCATCAACAGTATCAAAAAAATCCACGACTTGATTTTTAAGTGAGTACAGCTGTTTGCCAGCCTTTATCCCAGCGGATAGGCCACCTAAAATAGTCATCGGATCCATGTGAATGTGCCTTGTGAACTAGCCTAAGAAGTTCATGCGTATGAGAAGCAGTAAGCTTGCCCCGGTGATCGCAATAAGTATCATCTCTAAACGCTTAATCCTCTGCTGCAAGTCTTTTACTGTAAGCGTAATAGTAGTCTTAATTTCTACAACATCTTTCTCGACTTGATCGATACGCGAATGTGCTTGAGAAAGTGTACGTGTTCGTTTGTCCATTATACTACTGTTTGCCCCCCTGTAGAAGATGCTTGATCTACACTTGTTGTTGGAAACGCTCTACCAGCGCCCCACAAAATCCTAACAACACCCTGACCTCCATAACCAGCATTGTTCGAACTTGTGCCTTGATTTGGCGCACCAGCAGCACCAACTACCACAGTGTAACTTGAGCCAGGTGTTACACTTATATTATTTTTCCAACCTAGGCCGCCGCCTCCACCACATACTGCATACGTTCCTCCACCGCCTCCACCATAAAGGCCGCCCATATAATTTAAA